ATTTATGATGCTGGCTAGTACGATAATGTCTTGGCGCTGCGCCGAATGGTTTATGGATTTACCAGACCCAACTTCGCAGCAATCAGCCTTTGTTTCGGTGGTGGTTGGTGCCATGACTGGCGTTTTTGGAATCTGGATGGGCCATGAGCACAAATAAACCTAGCCCGTGTGTAGGTATTTGTGTCTTAGACGAAGAACGTGTAAGATGTATCGGCTGTGGGCGTACCATAGACGAGATCATTAACTGGGGAAAGAAATGGCAGGACCAAGAATAAATCAGTTTGCAGATGATCTTGGTATCAACCGTTCTTCCGCAAAGAAACTTATGAAGAAAGCCCGTGGTCGCAAAGACGGCGGGTCAGAGACATTGGAGAAACACATGTCATCAGTTGCAAAGCCCCAGACCAAGGAAGAAGACGAAGAGACTAAGGAGCGGATGAGAAAAAAATTCGATCGTTCCAAGAAGCTCCGTGAAGCTCAAGAGGCAGAAATAAATGCCAAGGATGGCAAGTACATGTCATGTCGTGGCATGGGCAAAGCAATCCAAGGTGGAAAGTTCCGTGGAGTTAGCTAATGGGCAGGGAAGACGGCACTGATACAGTAGACAGCGTCGGCGGCTCGGCTTCTAGTGGCTCGGCTTCTAGCGGAATGTCGGATAACTTTGGCATGCATGACGACTCGTTCGGTCAGCAAGAGTATGGTGGGCCGAATAATTTAGGTGGATTAAGCGAAAATCATGTGAGAGCTTCGTTTAATGCCGTAAATCAAATCACCGATAAAAATCCTTACGGAAAAGATGGAATTTTTAGTCGAGTTCTTGGCATAGATCCATCTAAAATTGATTACTCAAATTTAATGGATTTAAATACTCGTTCTTCTATTGCGAACAACCAGTTTTCAAAATTTGCAAATCCAACAAACACTCCGGGTCGGCTTGGTTATAACCGTCAATTTGATACCGCTCCTACGGGTCAGCTACGCTCGGGAGTGCAAAAAGCGAATTATCAGACCGCATATGGTCCTGTGATGGAGCAGGCTCGAAAGCAAGGCACAGGTGAAATGCTTGCTCGTGGAGCAATGGGTCTTGTTGGTGGACCCATTGGAATGGCCTTGGCTCAGTTGGGTACTAAAGAGTACGGCTTGCCCGGTGTGACTGGTTTTGATTCTTTTGATCCTAATAACCCTCGCCCGGGTGGTGGTATTCTAGGCCAGTTTCTCGGTGGGTTAAATCCAACTCAAGCCAAAGATGCGCTTGTTGGTGCTTTCGCTCCTGTGGCCCCAGCCCCAGAACCTACTCCAATCGGCACTGCTCCAGTAAATACAACAGGTTTTGAGGAAAAGCGTAGTCAGCATCCTCTGACTGGAGAGAAAACAGTATCTACTCCTGTTGACAACACCCTCCAGCCGGGTTTTAGCCGCGCAACAACTGAAACACTGCCAGATGGTAGGACGATTACTGTGGATAAAGAAACAGGTGCAGTGTTTGGAACGAACCTGTTTGGTGGGCCGCAAAGCTCTCTTAATGCAACCACCGCTGGCGAACAGTTAGCGGGACTTTTTGGTGAGGATCCTAGAACGGCTGGTTTTCGCGATCTTGAGGGAATGATAAAGTCGGTTGTTGACGGAGAAAATTTACCCGACGATCAAAACATGTACGGCCCGGGGATGCCGAACCAGACTCCGTTAACGCCGGATGAGTTAAATAATATACTTGAACCATACGGCATGGAGCTAGGTCGTGGTTCCTCAACAGCTAATCAATTTGCTCAAGTAGATTACTCAAACCTCAAAAATGTTGGGGGCAACATGTATCAGCCTGTTCCTGAGACCAGTGCTTTTGACAGCTTCCTTGAGAGGTTCGGGATGAGAGAGCGCAAAAGAAAACCAAGTGGACAGATTTACTCTCCAAGCGGCTCTTCTAGTTTCTTTGGTGATATGTTTGATAATTTAAGAAATTAAGCAAGAATGAGAGAATTAATAGAGAATTGGGTGCACACTGATTTAAGTGTGGTTGACGCACAAGCTGGCTTTGCTCCTTGTCCTTTTGCAAAGAAGGCACTACAGGACGATAGGTTAAAAGTTGTTGAGTGTCTGGATCAGGAAGATCTGTGGAAGACTGTAGTAGCACAGTGCAAAAGATTTACGTCTAACCACTCGGTTGTTATTTGTGTTGAGGAAAATGCAGAACAGCCTTATGATCAAGTTGAAGCCGCATGTGTGGTAATGAATGAATGGTTCGCTGCTAATAAGATAGATTTATGGTTATTAGCTTTTCAAACAGATTTTACAATGGTATTCATACAAAGGTTGTCAGAGTTAGATGACGCTAGCAAAAAGCTAGAGAAAATGGGATACTACGAAAACTACACAAAAGACGATTATATAGGTCTAATCTTAACCCGAAGAAGGAAACGAGAAGATGGCTGGAGCTAAAAAGAAAGTTATGCGCCGCAATCGTGGTGGTAATGTAGTAGCTAAAAAAATGATGGGCGGCATGAACAAAGCCAAGAAGATGGCTATGCGTCGTATGCGCGGGGGCGCTATAAAAAAGAAATAAGGGGCATGTATGGACGTTTATAATTTTATTAGTCAATACAACAAGAGATTGATTGATAGGATGGATGACATAAGTCAATCCATCACAAGTGGTAGTGTTTCCGATTGGGAGGACTACAAGGCAAGAGTCGGCGAAATACAGGGTGTCGCTTATGCTCTTGATGAATTAAAGGCCCTGCTGAAAAAGGTGAATTATGTCGAAGACACTGATAGTACCTGACTACGTTGTCGCGCAACGCGAGGCGAAAAAGAAGGCCGAAGAGGCCGCAAAGAAAAAATCCCTTACAGAAAGAATTCCACAACCCACTGGATGGCGTATATTAGTCATGCCGTATATGGGTCGTGATAAGACTGAAGGGGGTATTTATGTTCCTGATCAAGTTAGAGACCGTGAGTCAAAGGCTACTGTTGTGGCTTATGTCGTCAAGGTTGGACCTCTAGCATACAAAGATGCCGACAAATTTGGTGGCGGTGATCCTTGGTGTAAAGTGGGTGATTGGGTGTGTATCGGGCGCTACGCTGGATCTCGGTTTAGTATCGAGGGCGGTGAAGTCCGCATTATCAACGATGACGAAGTCATCGCAACCATCGTCGATCCAGACGATATCAAGTCATACGGAGGGTAGTTGTGTCAACTAACGCCGCAGAAACTGAAGAAAAAGAAATCGAAGTTATAGAGGCAGAGGATGATACTTCTGCGGAGCTCGAGGTTGTTGAAGAGGAGCAACAAGAGGAAGGATCCGAGTCAAAAGAAGAGGAGCTTGAGCAGTACTCTAAGTCTGTGCAGACTAGAATAAATAAATTAACGCACAGATATCGTGAGGAGGAAGCTCAAAGAAAAGCCGCTGTTGACTTTGCAGCAGAAGTAAAGAAACAGAACGACGAGCTAAAAAATCGTTTAGAGTCTTTGGATCAATCTTACGTCGGTGAATTTGACACTAGAATTAAATCACAGGCGGAGGCTGCTAAACAAGCGTACCAAAAAGCTTACGAAGAAGGCGATGCCGACGGCATGTTCGAGGCTCAAAAGAACATAAGTCGTTTAGCTCTAGACGAAGCGCAGTTGGATCAAGCTCGAAAAAGGCAAGAAAGAGCCAGTGTTGCCAAAGAAGAAGCAAATAATGCTCCGGCTCCGCAACAACAAGCGGCGCAACAACCTGCTCCACCTGATCCGAAAGCGGAGGCTTGGGCTTCTAGTAATGAATGGTTTGGCACTGATCAACCCATGACATACGCTGCTTTTGGCGTACACAGACAGTTAATCGAGGACGAAGGATTTGACCCAGCGTCCGATGAGTACTATAATGAACTTGACAAGAGGATTCGTGCAGAGTTTCCACAAAAATTTAAGGAAACAAAGCGCGGTGATTCTGGACCCCGAGTCGCTTCTGCGGAGTCCAGTGCTTCTAAAGCACCGTCAGGAAAGGGGCGCAGAACAGTCAAATTGACTCCTTCGCAGATCGCAATAGCGAAAAGGTTAAATGTTCCGCTTGAAGAATATGCTAAGTATGTTAAGGAGTAAGAGATGACTGATTCTACAAGAACGCCACGCGAAGCGACAACTCGCGCTAAGACCCAGCGGCGCAAGCCTTGGGCACCGCCTTCAAAATTGGAGGCCCCGAAAGCACCGGACGGTTACCAACATCGTTGGATTCGTACATCACTTCGTGGTGAGGATGACAAGATGAATGTAAACGCCAAGCTTCGGGAAGGTTGGGAGCCTGTACGGGCTGACGAATATCCTGAGATGGCTGGTAAGTATCCAACTATCGATGATGGTCAGCATGCAGGTGTAATAGGAGTAGGTGGCTTAATGCTTGCTCGTATCCCAGAGGAAACGGTAGAAGAGCGAACTGAATACTATCGGGAGCAGACCCGTCAACAAATGGAAGCCGTGGACCAAAGCCTGATGAGGGAACAACATCCCTCAATGCCTATCCATTCGGATAGGAAAAGCCGTGTATCATTCGGAGGTAAGTCAGATGGCTGACCTCCTACAAAACAAGGAGTAAGCAATGGCAAACACTAATGTTGCCTTCGGCCTCAAGCCGATTAACACTGCTGGTAGCGCTCCAGCTACAAGTGGTGTAAATGCATACCCCATCGGCAGTTCCGCAGCAGCAATATTCCAAGGTACTCCAGTAAAGTGTGACAACGGTGGTTCAATCGTTGTTGGCTCTGCTTCAGGAGACACCGTGGCTTTTGTTGGCGTGTTCCAAGGATGTGAGTATGTTTCAGCCACTACCGGAAAGAAAGTGTTCTCGAACACATGGGCCGGTTCAGGAAGTGCAGACACAAATTTCCCGATCACAGGATTTGTGTATGACAACCCACTTCAGCGCTTCATTATCGCTACTGATGCGACAATTACAGATGAAGCAACCGCAAAAGCAGCTATTTTTGAAAACACACAGTTGGATGGCGGCGCAAGCGGAAGTACAACCACAGGAATCTCATCCGCAAAGATGGATGTTGCTACACTAGACTCATCAAACGCCTCTCTTCCTTTGAAGATTGTTGGCATTCTTGATGATGTAGACAACGAAGACTTTGCAGCCGCAGGTATTCCTATGATTGTGATGATCAACAACCATGCATTGCTTCAGGCCGATTCTGAAGCGGCAATTTCATAGGGAGTTAGATAATGGCTATTTCTCGCGCACAACTTGCCAAAGAACTAGAGCCCGGTCTAAACGCTCTCTTTGGAATGGAATACACCCGATACGAAGGTCAGCATGCTGAAATCTTCGACACCGAGTCATCAGACCGGGCGTTTGAAGAAGAGGTGATGCTGTCAGGTTTCGGTGCAGCACCTGTTAAGGGTGAAGGCACAGGTGTCACTTTTGACGATGCCAACGAAGCTTACACTGCTCGTTACAACCACGAGACAGTGGCAATGGCCTTCTCAATCACTGAAGAAGCAGTTGAGGACAATCTTTACGATCGTCTTGCTTCTCGGTACACTCGTGCCCTTGCTCGTTCAATGGCACACACAAAGCAGGTTAAAGCTGCCGCAGTTCTTAACAACGCTTTCTCCGCTGGCGCATTTGCTGGTGGTGACGGTGTTGCTCTCTGCGCCACTAACCACCCGCTTACAAACGGTGGCACATTCGCCAATGAGCCAGCAACTGCCGCTGACCTGAATGAGACTTCTCTTGAAGACTCTCTCATCAGCATTGCTGGTTTCACTGACGAGCGCGGTTTGATCATTGCCCTTAAAGGCATGAAGCTTATCGTTCCTCGCCAGCTTCAGTTTGTTGCCGAGCGTCTTATGGTATCAAACCTTCGGGTAGGTACAGCAGACAACGACACAAACGCATTGCGCTCAATGGGCATGCTTCCAGACGGTTATGTAGTCAACGACTTCCTAACTGACACAGACGCATTCTTCATTAAGACTGATGCGCCAAACGGCTTCAAGCACTTTGAGCGTATGGCTCTGTCAACTGCAATGGACCCAGACTTCGACACTGGCAACATGCGGTACAAAGCTCGTGAGCGTTACAGCTTCGGCTTCTCAGATCCTCGCGCAGTGTTCGGTTCACCGGGCGCATAAGTGTAGGCAAAATGATATTAAAGGGCAGCTTCCATGCTGCCCTTTTTTGTTGTACAATGTTTTATTCCTGACAACTGCATTGGGCGGTTGACACTAGCCACGACAGGAGACTTAAATGGCTACCACTACTTTCTCTGGTCCTATTAAGGCCGGAACTATCAAGAACACAACAGGCACGACTCTCGGCTCAAACATTGCTAACGTCGGTCAAGTTGTTATGGCTCAAACATTTTCAGCAGATCTATCAGGCGGCGCTCTAGCTGCTCAAGTTACTGATGTTGTTATCCCTGCAAACTCTCAGATTATTGACTGTGTGATTGACGTTATTACAGCCGCTAACGCTACAACCAACCTTAGTATCGGTGATACTGTAGGAGGTGCAGCTACAATTCTGAACACTTTTGCAAGCGGCACAACTGCTGGGCGTAAGTACCCAACAACTCAGGCTGGTGCTGCATTAGCTTGGCAGGACACTGGTACAGCAGACATTCGTTTGACTGTGACAGCTTCTGCTGCAACAAACGCGGGTCTTGTTCGTTTTACAATCCTGTATCAGCAGAACAACAACCTTGCTTAATAGGAGGGCGGAATGGCTGCTTCTATCACAGCAAAAACAGTTACAGCTACCGGAACAGTGCTGGGTGGTAGAACTCGTTTAAAAGCTTTCTATGTAAAGACAGCTTCTAGCGGTTCACCTGCGGTGGTGTTTAAAAACGGCAGTGCCGGTGCAACTCTATTGTCGATGGTGTTTCACACATCCGACGACAATCAGATCACCATACCTGACCACGGTATGATCTTCGATGATGAGTGTCATGTGACACTTACCAATGTAGATTCGCTTACTGGATTCTTTGGCTAATGGCTAGGAAACCAGCCAAAATGCCAAATCGTAACAAGAAAAATTTCCGCTCTACAAAGTCTGGAGCGGGAATGACCAAGGCTGGTGTGGCGGCGTACCGCCGCGCCAACCCCGGGTCAAAGTTAAAGACCGCTGTTACTGGTAAAGTAAAGAAGGGGTCAGAAGCTGCTAAACGTCGTTCTTCATATTGTAGCCGTTCAAAAGGGCAGATGAAGATGCATAATATTAATTGCAGCAAAACACCTAAAAAACGTATTTGCGCTGCACGGCGGAGGTGGAAGTGCTAATGGACAATAAGATATTTATTGTAGCCCTGTTGGGCTTTTGTGGGTGGATTGGTATGTCTGTCACAGACTTAAAAACCGAAGTCGCAGTGGTTAACATGAAGGTCACGGAAAACCACAAGATGTTAAGCGTTTTGTGGGATGATTTCTTGGAGAAGAAAAATGACAATCTCGCGTGGATCAATGGCGAAGCAAATATCAAAGCCACCGCAAAGACGAAAAAGACCATCCAGTAATCCCAGAGTTGCTAGGGGGTGCGGCACTGTTTTAAATGACAGAAGAAAAGTAACTAAACGTGCGAGAAGGAAAAAAAGGAATGGCTAAAGATGCATGTTACAGCAAGGTTAAGCGCCGCTATAAGGTCTTCCCGTCAGCGTATGCAAGCGGGGCAATCGCCAAGTGCCGGAAAGTCGGCGCAGCCAATTGGGGAAACAGCAAGAAAAAAGCAAAAGGGGGAACATTTAAATACCGAACAACCAAGATATATTGATAGCGGCCCTATAGTTTTAAGACCATGATTGAGTTCGTTTTAGCTGTGTACTTAAACGGTAAGTTGATTGATAGCACACAACGATTTAGAGATATGGACCGATGTTTATACTTTTCGTCCAAACTTTCAAGACAATCTCCTGTTCCTACGGGCGATGGCAAAAGATTGAAGATGCATGCGATTTGTAAACCTACACCAAAGAGATAGTTATGGAACCAATATCAACGGCCTTGGCTGGAATAGCTTTAGTTAAGAGCGCCGTTGACGGTATTAAAAGTGCCATTGGCACAGCTAATGATATAGGAGACATCGCGGGTCAGATAGATGCTTTGTTTACAGGTCAAAAGCAGGTAAACGAGGCTAGGAATAAAAAGTCTGGCGTTGGGCTGACAGATCAGTTTGGTGTAGAGTCCGTTGCTCGTGAGATGATCGATGCTAAGTTAGCGGCGGAAAAGCTACAAGAAGTAGCTACTATGGTGAATATGCGCTTTGGACCGAATACATGGAAGAATATTTTAGAAGAAAGACAAAAAAGGATACAAGAAGCAAAAGAGGCTGTGGCGGCAGAGCGTAGGCGAAAGCTACAAAAGTCCAGAGAATTTGAAGAACTGATAAAGCAAATTGTTCTTGTCGCTAGTATTATAGTTATTTCTCTTGGTTTATTTGTTTATTTGTTTGCAGTTATTCAGTAAGTATGGATGAGATATGGCAGTACGAAAGACTAAAAAGGGAGCGGCCCTTAAACGGTGGTTCAAAGAGGACTGGAAGGATGTTCGCACGGGCAAAGCGTGTGGGCGTGGCAAGGGTGAAAAACGGGGTACTCCATATTGCCGCCCCTCTAAGCGCGTGTCTTCTAAGACCCCTAAGACATCCAAAGAAATGACAGCAGCCGAAAAACGTAGTAGAATATCACAAAAGAAGAGACTAGGACAGCCAGCGGGTAAGCCACGCAGAGTAAAATCTTTAAGAAGGAAAAAATAATGGCTCTTTCAGGATCCAGAAACTTCGAGCTAAACGTCGCTGAAATTATCGAAGAGGCGTATGAGCGGTGTGGGTTAGAGGCTCGTACTGGTTATGACTTTAAAACAGCAAGGCGGTCTCTTAATTTGATGTTTGCTGACTGGGCTAACAGGGGTCTTAACCTGTGGACTGTTAAGCAAGGCACACAGGCTCTGACATCAGGAACAGCGACATACACTTTCACAGCGGATTACACCGACTTGTTAGAAGTAGTAATACGTCGCAGTGGCACAGACTTTGAGTTATCGCGGATGTCTAGGGGTGATTACTTAACACTACCTGCGAAAACAACAGAAGGCCGTCCGAGTCAGTATTTTTATAACCG